TGACGTGGCCTGACTTCGTATATTCAACTGATGCCACTATCTCAGGATCCCTATCAGTGACAGAAATAGCAACCCTACCACTTTCCTTCAGAGGTTGTATGCTAAAGCCCTGGTAGCTTAGATTCATGAGGTGGTCAACTATGTCTGAGCTTCTGACTCTGTGTCCACTCGACACACCTCTCTGCAGTGTCAGAACCCAAAAGCGGATTGAATCTGCACAAGCCCTTGTGTCTCTTGACTGCGCCCTAATGATCTCTGTCCTACTGACAAATTTAAGTGCAGTGTGGCCCTTCATGAGTGCAGCAGCCTTCTGATATTCTATGACAGAGGGTACTGTGGCTATGAGCCTTTTCACAATATTAATTGGGACCTCTCTAGAGAGCTTTATGCCAGATATTATCTGTGATATGACCTCGTCATTCATTGGATCATCAATAGTTGAGCCTGAGAACTTCGCCTTTGCAATCAGTCCCCTGAGTATGCCCATACCTGATGTATCTGTTAAGTTTGTTTGAACATAAGATGCCGATATGAGGCCCTTATCAGAATCTGGGCTCTTCTTCAAGTTCTGTACAACTGTGTCGATTATTGCCGCAACATAGCCGGGGTTGGTGTCCTGTATAAGTTCCAGATCAGCTGCAAATTCCATGATTGATTCAACAGAGGTGACTGAAGCAAGTTCAGTTATGGAGGGAGTCCTAAATCCACCAGCTGATGGAGGTATTATTGTTAGGTATGACAATACTGACGGAGATGAGTGCCTGTCTATCCTTCGCAATATCCTCAAGACTGTAAAGTTTATGAGGAACATACTCGTGAAGAGGTCTCCCCCTGCCTTTACCACTGAGGATCCCTGTGATGACGCAAGCTGTATCTTGTCATACACTGTCTCAAGTCCAGGTGTTGTCTTCCTCTTACCAAAACTACACACCTCCTTAATCCATGTAGGGATTATCATCCCAGTGTCAACGAGGACTCCTAAGTACTCCATGACCTCACATGAGGCTGCTGTCTTAGAGTACTGAAAAACCAAGCCATATTTTGCAAACTGATCTTTCATAACTGATAAGCAGCGTGAGACATCTATTGCCCCTGGTTTGAAGTAGACTCTAAGAAGCCCGTCATCACTGTATGCAGCTAGGACACCTTGTAGTCCTATTGATTCTGTTGCTATCTCCATCACAACTGCCATAGCAGATGACCATAAGAAGTTGAGGAAGCCCTCAAATCCGCCGCGTATACCTGACATTGCGTTCATATAGCCTCTAGTGTTGTGAGCGACAACAGATGCTCTGAAGACAAGGTCCAGTCTCTTAAGCCAATCCTGACCAGAAACACAGGAGAGGAGTGAGCCAACCTCACGAACCAGGGACATGGGGAATTTCTTGGAGAACTCGGACATATCAAAAGATATAAAGAATGTGCACCTGTCACCAGGGTTTGTCTCATCATAAATTGGTCCTGTGTATGCATTAGCCATTTCCTCAAGCTCCCTCCTTCGGGCCTGGTAACTCTTGCTGATCGACACCCCTATGTGCTTACCGAACACCTGCCTGGTGAGCCTCTCGCTAGTCTGTGTGATCACCTTGAGCATCTGCTCACCCATGTAAAACATTCGTGTGACTTCCTTGTGGACCTCGCCCAACTTAGGCTCTGTGAGGACTGTGTATGCTGCACTTGGTGTCCTGGTTACAAACTCTTCAAGATCCTTAGCAGGTATAGAGTCTATGTCGGTATACTTTGATTCAAACTCCTCATGTTCCCTGATAACTGACTTGAACCTTTCGATGGCGTCACTCATATTCAAATTATCGGTACCAGCCAGTTTACTCTCTGCGTCGTTAACAGTCCTTAAGGATAGTTTTGCTTTCCTGTACTCAGCAAAGTTCTTAGGGTTCCTTATCTTGCTAAGGTCAGTAATGTCAGTGTGAACAGCAGAAGACTTATTTGATGCTGGAATCTCGCCGAGGACCACCTCACGCATGCCGTCCACTTCAAGAAGCCTAACGCTATTCCACTTAGTGTAGCCAGATGAAACGAGCTCACTTACGTGTGTTGATGACTTGTTGATTTTAGCAGCAAATGCAACAGCAACATCAGAAGTCGGG